AGGAACATCAAGCAGTGAACTAACTTCAGTCCACTCTTTTGTGTCCATAGTTTGTGTTGCTCTTTTTACCCACAATCCATAATCTGTTCCATGATATACAAATGCATATAACATTTTATTTGAATAGATTAATTTCTTTGGCTCACTATCCCAATCTACATCATTTAGTATACCCCTATCATCTAAAGCTTCACTTTTCTTGTATTCTGATATACGCATCTGTTGCTCATACTTGTAGATTTTTGACCAATCTGTATTATCCATAATGGTCTGATAATCTTCTTGTTCTTCTTTATTTTCTTTCGGCATATGAAATATTAGTTCTTTATTTTTCACTTTTTACTCCATTTCTGAGGTATCAAAACCCCACTTTGTTAATTGTTCTTTAATTATACTTGGTAAATCAAATATACCATCATAATCTGTAAGTACTCCACCTGTAAACCATAATCCGCCCTCTGCATAATAACTTTCATCACTATCGCAATACATTTCAAATGAGCCATATTGTTTTATTGCATTAACCTCTATATTATATGTTATTTCTTTTTCTTCTCTTTCTGTACTACCCCAAGAATAATCCAAACATATATTTTCTATTTTCTTTATTGTTTTTTTAAACTTCACTTTACTCATTTGGCTCTATCCTTTCCTTTTATTTGGGTAGTTTAACTTCTTAATCTTTTCTTTATATTTTTTCCAACCTTCACCTGCATCTGTGAATTTTATACCTTTAGGGTTAAAAATTTTATTTAACTCTGTAATTGCTTTATCATATTTACTCATTTGGCTCTATCCTTTCCCCACAATAAGCTTCATCATGGTATCTGTATTTTTTATACGGGTAGTTATGTTTGTAGCACTTATCGCAGTACAGTCCCGTATATATACCATATGCGTCATTTCTTGCCCAATTGTGTTCTGTTATTCTTGGCCCATCATAAGTATCTTGACTTAAAGGATGACCATCATTCATAATATATTCTTTGTCGGGTTTCTCACAACCCGCACAATGAAATAAATATTCTTTTTTCATACTATGACCTCTTTCTTTTTATTTTTTCTACTTTACTAACAATTTCATTCTCTAATTTTTCTACTAACATAACTTTCATATTGTATGTTAAATTTTCGGGTATTTGCCCGTAATACATACATATATAATCAATCTCATCTTTTGTGTAATAGTCTTCTATTATCATATTATTCCTTTCTAAAAATTACCTACTATGAATGATTCTTTATCAATTGGTATTACTACTGTCTCGTTTTCTATATCTTCAATAGATTCGTAATCTTTACCGTTTTCATCTTGAAATATTTCCAGGCTATCATATTCTGTATATTCACAACAAAGACCAATCACATCAAATTCTATCTCTTCGCCCATTTCTGATTCTAATTGTTCTAAATATTCAAAGAGTGCTACTAAGCCCTCATATGAAAATTGTTCGCCTCTTCCGATTCTTTTAAATGCACTTTCAAAATCATTTAAAGTTACTGTTAATTTCATCTACTTATCCTCTATTTTGATATTAATTGCCCATTGCACAGACCTCATAGTATCTATTGCATCATTAATTATTATTTTTCCCTCTGCATAATCTATTGAATCATAATATGTATTTAATGAATCAATAGTCTCTTCTAATGCGTTTAACATTTCTTTCTTTTCCATACTATTCTTCCTCTCTGATTTTATGATAACCAATAGAATCTTTTTTCAATTCAAATATTTCATTATAGTCTATATGTTCATTGTCTATATATTCTTCTGCTATTTCTCTATTACTTTCTGTTGAATACCATAAAAAAAAGTTTTCTATTACATCAACAAGTCTTTCCTCTACTTCTGTTTTTTTCTTTTCCATACTATTTTTCCTCACTTTCACAATAACATTCTTCTTTTTCTTCTTCACAATCTTCACAAGCTTCTACCTCAATTTCTTCTACATCAAGTGGAGACCAAAACTCTAAACAAAAACTATTCCAACATTCTATGTCCCCACAGATATATGTTGTATAAGGAGTTTCTGATATTTCTGTTTCTGTTGCATCTTGCCCACAACCATATGCACATCTATATTCTGTTGCACAATCGCCATTTATTACTTTCTTTTGTATAACCATTATTTACCTACCTCTCTGTATTTGTCCAGCTCTTTATCATTGTTGTATAGAGTAAGATATTGACTACTTTTTGGTAACATCATTGTATCGCCTCTTAATGTACCATAAATATCGTGATTCCACACACCAACTACCTCTATCTCTTCAAAGTTAAAAACATTGCCTTTTTCGTATGATTGTGTTAATCCTAACAATGCTTCTACACC